TCCTTGACTGAAAGCGTTCAATACCAAAAAGTGTCTTGCTCTTCTTTACACCAACTGGATTGTTGTTGAAGTACTCAGGACCTTTCTCTTGCCATCCCATTAGTTCACCTAACGGGGACACGATAGGAATTACCCATGCTTTTTTCATCATGTTCCATTTGATGCCGTGCACTAACGCAACGTCTGCATCAAGGTGTCGTTTTACCAACTCTTTGTGTGGCACTTGTTCAAAGCGACTGTACGAAACCCAATCAACTTCTGGTTGGTACTCAACACGCTCTGGAGCAGTAAGTCGGTTGATACCTGTCTCAATGAGTAACTGATTAACAGCCGAGACACTGTCGGGGTTTCCTGTCAACTCTGAGACAAGTCCAGCAAGTGTTCCACGGGCGCCACATGAGTGACAGATCCATAGACCGCTCTCTGAGTTCATGGACCATGATGGAGAACCATCTGCACGACCCGTGCGCTTCTCGTGTACTGGACAGCACCCTGAAATCTCACGACCACTTGTTCGCCGTACATCTACGCCGAGTTCTAGAAGAACATTAGAAAGATCAGTAGTACCAGTTGTCTGTGTCGCCGTTGTCATTTTCATCCACCTCCGTAAAGTTCATATTTTCCCAATCCCATTTAATTCTTACTTCACCCTTAGGTGATGACCGAGACAAGATAACTCTGATGATTGCTTGGTTATCTACGTCAGGATCTGATTCCACACCGAGCACAAGGTCTGAGTCCTGTGCGAATGACGATGTGTAACCAATTGCTTCCGCCGTAATCTGCCGTGACTTCTTGTTCCCAAGTTTCCACGACAATACTTGTGTTGTCCCGATGATAGGGATATCAAAACGCTGTGCCAACCTCTTGAGCGAGCGTGTGATATTTGTCAATGCTTGTGGCGAACCCTTTGGCTCTCCCTGCTCATCGTCCATGAGATACACACCATCAACAATTAACAAGCGTGGGCGGTGTTGTTGCACCTTCCCAGCAAGAGCACTCACTGTTGTTAACGAGTGGGTGTCTTCAGTCATGATGAACGGGTGCATGTTCTTGCGAAGTTTCAATGCTTTTGAAATGCGTTCCATGTCTTGGGCAGTTAAGTCACCACGAATAATGCGTGTATGTGGCACTCCTGAAATAATGGCGTCATAACGAGCCGCTTGCTCTTCAATACTCATTTCAAATGAAACATACATTGGCGTGATGCCGTGGCTGTGAGCCGCATCAGCCATGATCAAGGTCATTAATGATTTACCCTTTTTCGCTTCACCAACGAATGTAACCAACTGCTGAGGCCGAAGACCAGCAGTGATCCGATCAAGACCAAGAAAGCCTGTCGGAATTCCACGAAGACCGTTCGGAGTGTTGCGCATCTCTTCATACTTTGCTAACCGTCCTTCCCATGATTCCATGAGGTCAATGTCTCGGAGGCGTGCAACTTCTACTGATGCTTTTTGTAAGCCTTCGGAGAGTTTGTTAAATGCTTCTTCGGTCTCGTTGTTGTTAAGCGATGGTAGAGCCGATGTAATTGCGCTGACCAAGTGCTGGTGCTTGTATGCAACATAGATCTCGTCAATGAGCGCTTGGAATGGTTCGTTCTCTGCATTGAGCAAACGAAGGTCTGCGTACTGTTGTTTGAAGACACGGGCACTTGGCACCACGCTGTACTCACGCCAGTAATCAAGAACCCATAGCCAGATGTCAGACCACTCGCCACTGAAGTGATCGGGACGAAGTCCACCGTCAATGATTTCGCTGAGGTCAGCAGTCTGAATAACCTTGCTGATTAAGAGATGTTCAGTTGATGCCATTAGAAAACCCAAGCGCTTGTAGGAGATGAAACTGTCGCACGAAGTCCGAGCGCAAATGCTTGTTCTTGGTGTGGAACGAAGATTGTACGGACAGATCTCTTGAATCGCAAGTCGTATTCAAGTTCTCCCACATTTTTATAGTAGAGAACTGGAAGGGACATTCCTTTACGTTGTAGCCAGTTGTCTACTGCTTCAACTGCATCTATTGACAAGAAAGTGTAAACCTCTGCGCCGATACCTAAACGATGAGTTGTGTCGTAAAGAGACTTCAACGGAAGGTCATTTGATTCCCACAAGTTAAGAACACGGTCCCAGTTGTTTCGTGCTTTATACAACGAACTACCAATACCTTTGATACCCCCAGGAGGTGAAGCAAGTAGTTCTTCAAAGACAACTCCGTATCCAACGTCCTCGTATGATTGAATGTCATTACCGAACATTAGTGCTCCAACCTGTAATCAGAACCAGTTACTCCCATAATGAAACATGATTGTTTGATAATGGAATGCACTCGTGGACTGTACAGAGTTGGCAACTTGTCGGGGTTAATTTCTGTTGTAAAGATTGTTGGCAGTTGCATGTCATAACGAGATTCAATCATGCTTGAGACTGTCTTTGACATGTACTCGGTCAAGCGATCTGCATTCAAGTTGTCAACAACAACAATGTCGTAAACACGGCGCATGTACTTGAGCAAGTTTGGATCGCCGTACATTTCAGGAAGTTCACCATCGTTGTTGCGAGAGTCGTGAACCATTTCAACAAAGATGTCGTAAGAGATAAACAAACCACTGAGTTCGTTCTTTGAAACAACTTCACGCAAAGCGGCTACAGCCATGTGTGTTTTACCAAGACCTGTCTTGCCATGGATATACAAACCCATACCGTCTTCCATGCGCTTCTCAATATTGTTTGTCCACTTGATGACAGCATCTTTGAATGCAGGCGAACCTTCGTTCTCGTCATAGTTTGCAAACGTGCTGTTCTTGTAGCGAGGTGGTACACGCAGATTACGAACCCGTTCTTCAACGGGGCGGTTGCGCCAGTATTTTGAACTCTTCCAGTCAGTCATGCTTTTCCATTTTGTGAGGGGGTAACGATGATACCGCACACCTATGGTCTAAAAACGTAACTGGGTCTAAAAAATAAAGATCGCAACAAATGCAGTGTATAAACGATCTATTCTTCGGTAAGTCTTGGGTCAATTGAGATTGAGGTCGGCTGATCGTCTTCTTTGACATAATTCTCCTTTGCGTATTTATCTAAGTTCGCTAGAAAGGCTCTCCACGGTGCCACCTCCACTGGTAACGGTCTCCGTGTTATTTCTTTTACGAACGCCATGATCATGGCACGAATCTGATCGGTTGTAAAGCCCTTGTCGGTAAGTTTCTTGAAACCCTTCATCAGGGCAGGACCATTCACTGGGGAGGTGATCCTGTCCATGGTCTCGGTCGGGAGGCTGGCTCGGAAGAAGTACACCAAGTTCCCACGGGAGTCTTGGCGGGTCTGTTTTGGGGCGGGTTCTTTTTTGTCAGGGTCTTCACCTAAGCCGACGCCCCAGTCGTCAGAAAGTTTCTTCATCTTCAAGCCTCTGATCTACTTGTATTGAAATTTTCCCTTTCTTGTTATTTTTACTCTTGTTATATACTCTTGATTGGGTGTCACCCGTGACACTACTAGTGGTGTCTCCCGTGACACTACCTAGTGTCTCCATGGACACTACTAGGGGTGACTCGTGTGACACTACTGGGTTGTTAAAATTGACGTAATAGCGATTCGTCAAGTTCTTGTTACTGCGGGTCACACGGTGCTGTTTGACAATCAGACCGATCTCTTCTAGGCGCTTCATAGAGCGAATTACGGTTCGGCGGTCACAGCCCAACTGGTCAGCAATGTGCTGGTAGGAGGTTGTCAGTTCCTGCGTTTCTGGGTGCAGGTACTGGAGCATGTGGTTCAGTACTGCGTGTGAGATGTAGTCCGTAGAGATGTACGGAAGGACCCACCTTGGGACTGGTAAAAAAGGTCCACTCAACTTGTTGTTTCGTGCCATATTGCTCCTCAGGTTGTTATCTAGGGTCGCCATGCTACACTCTCGCTAGTCACTTTGGCACTTCCCTGATCGGGTGCTAAAGTGTGCAATAGTGTTGAGGGGAGGGCGACCTCCTCAGGAACTACAGAGCAAGGGTATTTCCCTCCTTTCTTCCCTTGCCCTTGTTAACGGCCCTCCCTTCAACCGCTAAACTTGTTTGATGGCATCTAAAAAAGAAGTATGGGATAAACCCAATCCTAAAAAGAAATCCAGCAAGTTGACCTCTGACCAAAAGTCAGAAGCAAAGGCTCGTGCAAAAGCCGCTGGTCGTCCGTACCCAAACCTTGTTGACAACATGGCTGTCAGTAAAAAAGGTAAAAAGTAATGGCAACTAAGAAATCAGAAGCATGGCAACGCAAAGAAGGTAAGAACGAAAAGGGTGGACTTAACGAAAAAGGTCGTAAGTCTTATGAGAAGGCAAACCCTGGTTCAGACCTCAAGCCACCTGTGTCTAAAGAACAGGCTAGTAAATCTCCAAAGTCTGCGGCTCGCCGTAAGTCTTTTTGCGCTCGTATGAGTGGCATGGAAGGTCCAATGAAGAAGCCAAACGGTGAACCTACTCGTAAGGCTTTAGCATTACGAAAATGGGATTGTTAAGGCATCAATTAAATAGTTGACCCAAAGCCAAACAACTGTTTGACTTCTTCCACATTTGCAGGACGGCTCATAATCACTCCGCTAGGGAATGTTGCCGTAAGCATGCATGTGTTATAAGAACTAGTAATTGCTCGGTCGTTTTGAGCACTGCTTACAACGTGGAATGTACCTAGGTCAATTGGTGGAAGAATCTCTTCCTCTTCTTCAATGACTGGTTCTGGCATCGGAACGTCATTGAGTATTGCATCAACGATTTGTTCTTTTGTCATAGTGGTACCAACATGGATACCTTGAGCCTTTGCGTTCTTGCGCAAAACACCAATAGACATTGACAACATTTCAGCACGGCTGAATGGTTCAATCTCAACTTCTTCAGTTGGTATTGGGGCAGTCTTTTCTTCGTGCGTGATGTCCACAACAATTGGTACAAGGCCATTAGTCAAGTCAAGGATTGGGACGCCAGCATCAGCGGCATCAAAACAAATCTCTTCCATCTCAGGTATCAATGCGTCATCCCAAAGAAGCAAAAGAGTTCCCTTAGTCTTTGACAGATAATGAATCATGTCTCTTGCTGGGTTTGCATCTAGTCGCTCAACTGAAGCCTTCTCAATAAACTCCGCAGGAGCCTTTCCATTGTGAGTAAGCATGAAATTAACTTCCATGTCAATCAGCCAGTTGATTACTCGTGACTCTGAATCAGATGGTTTGGCACCACAGGTAACAATAAAATCGTTGTCTACACCTAGTTCATTAAGGGCATCTTCAATGATGTTCTTGCTGGTTCTACCTGTTCCTAATACACCGTACTTTTTTAGCATCGTTTTCTCCTATTTTAGTGATTTGCGTTGTGCCATGTCTCCCACAAGCGTAATCATTCGGAGTACACCGTGGCAGGCGCCTGCCAGTGTAGCGACTACAAGACCCGATGTCCATATGTCCTGAACATTTAAAATAAAAGATGCACCATAGCCAAAGACAATTCCTGCAAGGATCTTCACCCAAGGCATTGCTTCCCGTGGCGTTAATATGTTGAGTAGTTGAACCAATTTGTAAACGGCTAAACCTGCCACGAGATATGTCATCATGTCTTTCCTGGAATCCAATCAAACTGCATAAGGTACTTAGCGTTTCCGCCTGAGGTACCCATTAGCGTAACAGGTAAGATCTTTGGCATCAAACGTGACAAAGCGTCTTGAGTCTTCTTTCGGTTCGTTGTGTACAGCGAGTACGAGGCGTACTTAGTCCCAGACCATGTGTGGTCAGAAGTAAAGCCTTGATAAAGGAATCCGCTGAATACGGTGTCACCATCAAAGAACTGCCCAGCACCGTTAGGCTCAACCATCCATTTAGACAAAGTAATTGATTGTCCTGCGCTGAGGCTCAATAGGAATGCGGGGTACTTGGTTCCCGAAGTGGTTGCGTTCATTTGGTAGGTGTACCTACCATCAACACCTACAGAGATAGAGTCAGCGGCTGTGGCGTCTGTCCAGTCTGTCCAAGTTGAACTGGTTCCCCATGACCCACCATAAACAACTTGTGGGAGGGCAGAGAAGTCAGCAGAAATATAATATGCATTGTTTGCTGACACAGGTACGGCTACGTTAGAAACAACCGCAATCTTGTTGCCCGAAGCACCAGCCGTAATTTGAATACCTTCTGCTGGTGCCGTACTAATGGTTGGAAGAAGATTGGTGGTGTACCAAGATGTTGTAGAAGTGCTGGCGTTAGCGGTTCCATTCCATGCTTGGGTATTTAGAGTAAATCCATTGTAATCTTGGTTGGTAGATGTTCCATCAAAGTATGAACGAAGTGCTGAACCTGCTTCAACTAGAACAGCATCCAATTGCCAAGTATCTCCGACAGTACCAGTACCTAAACCATAAACACTTACTAAAGCATGCACGGCTCCAACTGGTGCAGTTCCCGTAACACTTATACGTTGTGAACTGGTCGTAAGGGTGCTGTTAGTAGTACTAGTACTTATACCAGTTCCTGCTGCGTTATACCAGTTAATTCCTATTTGTACTTGACGTAACGTTCCAGAAATTGACTTAACATAACCACTCGCTGTGTATGCTTGTCCTTCAGTAACTGGGAATGAGGCAAAATCAGAAAAGGTACCAGATAACCCTGTGCCAGTAGCGACTATTTGGTATGCCCAAGAACCTGAACCCCACGTTCCAGCAACTCTAGTGTTAGTTGATCCGTTAGCATTCCAACCTGTCGTATTTGTTTCAAAACTAGGGTTTGGTAATAAGTTCTGACGTTTTGCAGTAAACGCTCCATCAAAGTATGGAAGTAGTACAGAACCTGTTTCTAACAGAATTCCATCTACTAATGCTGTTTCTGCTGTTTCTGTGTTAGCACTATCAGAAGTAACTATATAAAGATTCGCTGTTGAACCATTAGGCGCTGTCCCAGTTACGGATATACGAAGCCAGTTGTTCATACCTATAGGAACTGAAATAATGTTACTGGTTGAAAAAGTACCACCACCCCAACCTATTTGTGCATACATATTACGGGTAGCACCAGCAATGTTCTTTACATAAAAACTAAACGTATATGAAGTTCCACTAACGGGAGTAAACGTTGTTGATGCGCCAGCAGACCCAGTACTTGGATCTGTAATTAACATTGAAGCAGTTCCAATAAAAGCACTTGCTGTACTTCTAGATAATGTGGCACTACCAAGACCAGCCCAACCTGTGGTATCTACTTCAAAGTTTGGATTAGTGATTAGGTTTGTACGGGTATTGCCAGTAAACCAAGAAGCCGTAGAAGTAGAGGCGTTAACCGTTCCAGACCACCCCTTACTTATGATTCCGTATCCTTGGTAATCATTAACATATGTTCCATCAAAGTATGGGAGAACAGATGCAGATTGTTCAATCATAACTGAATCAAGTTGTGCCGTGTCACCGATAGCACCAGCACTTGCGTTGAAAGTGATAGTTGCGCTCACTGCACCTGCTGGCGCAACACCAGTTGCAGATAATATTGTTGCAGTCGCACAAGTTTGCGAAGTTCCGCTTGATGAACTCACATATCCTGCACTGTTGTACCAGTCAATCACAATCGCATAAGTCCTAGAGCCAACTGTCCTGAGCACCGTTCCAGTAACAGTGTAAGACTGATTTGGTATCGGTATGAAAGTTCTGTTTGCGCCACCAGTCAATGTTGATGTTGCAACAAACTGCCCAACCCATGATCCTGTGCCGAATGTTCCAGCAACACGGCTGATAGTAGAACGAAACGCACCCCAAGTTGCTGTATCAATTTCAAATGATGGGTTAGTCACAAGGTTGGTGCGTGTAACCGCAGGTTGTTGCGCCACGTTCCATGACACACCTGAATTAGTAAGGAACCGTGGGTCAGCCACAAGGTTGGCACGTTGTGCGTGAACATTGAAGGTATAGAACGGAGCAGAAGCGCCTGTAGTTATCGTTACGTCAGAACCGCTAACTGCGGTGATGTAGTCACGAACTGAGTCAAGGGTTCCTTTAGTACGGCGTAGGTATCCAATGTCATGGAGCAACGCACGGGTACGGGACACACCAATGTCATTGACATTAAGTTCCAATCCAAGCATGCTTGCAAGTTGTTCAATACCTTCTGCTTCTGCAAGTAGAGGGTCATGCTGGGTCATGATGGAATCAATAAGAGTACGACTACGGTCTAGTTCAAATCCAAAAGTATCAATAAAACGCTCTAATTGAGTGTTGCCTCTATCAGCGTCACGATAATACTTAGGTACACGTTTCCACATAGCATCTTTGGATCCGTAATCTTTTGGTACAAGTATTTCAATTGAAGCAAGTCGTTCATAGAAATATGAATTGCTGTCTTTAACGTAGTAGTAAGCAAACAAAGTGTAATAAGCCCATTTACCACTTACTGGCTTTTGTATTGCTAGTGGGCCAGCGTCAGTGGTAATTGTTATTGTCTCTTGGTGTAAGTATGTGTCAACTACACCACTGAACAACAACTGACCGTCAACAACTGTTTGAGGGAATCCCGAATCTGAATAGACAAGCGCCACGTTAATAAGTCCAGTAGCGCCTGCAACAACACTGCTCTCAACTGTAAAGCCATCAGTTAAAGACCAGTTTAAAACAACAGCGTTGTACTCAATTGCTTGTGCTTCAAATACATATTCATTTTCATCAACGGCGGTAGTAGTTACACTTGATGGAAGTGTTGTGACTATTCCAGTAGATCGGATAGCGGCGTCAACGTCAGTTACGCTTGCACCAGCAGTTATCTGTAGGGCATCAGTACCACGAATAAATGAACCGACACCAGTTACGTCACCAGCACCTGTATACCGCCTGAGTCTGAACGATTCTCTTGCCATTGTTAGGCTCCAGCCACAATTCCGCCACTAGCCACCATTGTGTAGGTAGACGATGTAGCAAGTGCTAATAAAGATGTAGACGATGCTTGTACTCCAGTGAACCCACCACTGCTGTCAATCACGTTGTTGACAGTCGTTGTAAATCGTGTGATTACTGCGTAGTCAACTCCGTTAACGTCAAGTATTGCTCGGTAAAGATCTCCCAAAGAAACCTTTCCTGCAAAGTCCATATTCTCAAATGAGAAGAGGTCTTGAATAGAGGTAAGGACGTTTGCAGAAACTGTTTGCTGTACAAAACCATCTTGTACTCGTATTGTCCCAACAATGTTTACTGGTGTGACAGTTACTGATGCCCCTACGTTTGATGTCACATAAGTGATTTCACGAGTAGACAAATAACTTTGTATTGTAGAAATGGTAGTTGCGTCTAGCACTAATGTGTTCGTAGACCCATAATTTGATTGAGGAGTGACTGCTCGTATTTGAACCACGTTACTTCCGTCAACATATGCTGTTGCTTTTGTAATTCCTGGAATACGTAACAAGATATCTTCGTAGTCCTGTAGAGATACAGCACGGTCTTGAGTTCTAAACGATAGAGGAATATTTGTCTTCAATGAACTAATTGATTCAATGTCCACACCTCCAGCGGCCCTAATAGTGTTAGGGGTTATCTGGATACCATCTAGTGGTGGTTTATTGACAACAGTGGTGCTTTCAAGTGCATTAATGGCGCCCACTAAAACGTTTCCTGCTGAACCACGACTACGTCGGTAACTAATGGCTATGGTGGCATTAGTGGTTGGAATTCGTCCGTTAACTCCGTTTCCTAAAACAACAGTGCTTCCGTTGTCAGCATCTATATCTACTGCATAGATATAGGAGTTAGTTCCACCGTCAAGGATTCGTGGAGTGTATGTGTATTGAATGTTAGAGCCGTTAAAACCTTCACCAACTTCTACATCCATGCTTTCGGTAACGACACCAGTTTGGCGAAGTGTGATTCGCTGGTTAGCCAAACCTGTTGAGGTGTATGTTTCTGTGAACATCTCACCCTCAGTAAGTGCCAATGAAACAACAGTTGTTTTTGGGTATGTGGTGTATGTAACACCATCGGACACAAGGTTCACGCTTGCCCCCGATGCTGTTCCAACAAAAGCAATTGGTGTATCTGATGTAAAGATAACTGGGGTAGCAGTATCAAGTAACGGGGTAGCCACAAAGCGGGTGTACTGAGGTATATAGATTGGGGCACTATCAGTGGCAGTTGTCAATGATGCATCTATTTGAATAGTTGCTTGAGCGGCTTGACGACCAGAAGGTACATAATCCAAAAGGTTTGCAATAGCCAAAACGCTTTCACGCTGTGTTGCAGTTCCCAAGAATGCTTCTGCGGCGGCACGGTCAACATAGTAATGAAGCACGTCTCCCATGTACGCCCATAGGTCCACCATCATCATGCCAAAATCAGATGCCTCACGAGACGTCCACTCAGGTAATTGTGTAGTTGCCCGTGCTAAAAGATCCGATTGGATTGAAGCGTAGTCACGGCTCGTGTAATCAAAGGTACTCATAATATTAGGGACTCCTCAGTGAGGTCTTGGGGTATTGCTATTTGAAATGAAAAGTTCTTGATGTTAGACATAGACATTTTGTACTGGACTGTAATTTCCAATACAACTGCTGGGTCTTCATCAATGTATGGGTAGCGGGCAGGACCAACACGAAGGTTGGTAACAGAAGCATATGTTAATTGTTTATTTAATTCCGTTAATGCGTCAGTTCTGAATTCGCTATATACAAGATCGTCTACTGGCTCAAACAAAAGTTGATTGGCACCAGCACCATAGAGTGGGCGCATAACTCTTTCAAACCTAGAGGTGGTGAGTACATCAATGATTTGTTGTTCTACAATCTTTTCAGGGGACGTCGCTTTAGCCACTCGCCCTGAAGAGTCAATATAAAAAGGTAACGAAATAGATGCCATAAAGTCCTACCTGTAAATTCCTAAGTAAAAAGCGTCTACATAATCTTCTAACTCAGAAGTACGGGCTTCCAACGTAGAACTGACCGCCCGTATCGTCTGCAACATATTAGTTGTCCTATAGACATCGGTAGAGACCGTGCTTATAGTTGAATTAATTGTTGAGACATTTGAGTTTAGTGTGGTGATACTTGAATTAATTGTTGAGACATTTGAGTTTAGTGTGTTGATACTTGAATTAATTGTTGAGACATTTGAGTTTAGTGTGGTGATACTTGTTGTGTTGCGGTCAGTAGCCGACGTATTAGCGGCGACCATTGTCCGTACTGCATTGGTAAATGACTCGTTGTCTCCTGTTGCTGTCTGCAGTCCACTTACTGCTGTTTGCAGGTCAGTGATACTTGCGTTAACTCCCGCCAAAGACGTTGGGGCATCAGGGTTTACCTGAACCCAAAAAACGTTCGTAAGGTGAGCATCGTCAGCGGTGACTACGATTTGTGATCCAATTGCGGGTACGGGCCAGACTCCATTGTACGCTGTTCTGCCCACAAAGGAAATAGGGAGGACACTACTAAGCCCTGTTAGGGCAGGAGCACGGACGGTAATTTCCCCAGTTGAAGAATTGCTATAGGCAACAATGGCTCGGTATACAGAGGTATCAAACATATACTTCTCCAAATGCTTTTTTAGAAATCCATTTGTTATTTAAAAGGACGGGCATCGGTGGGGCTTTAAAGGCTGTAGATGGAAGCACCTCTGGGTACTTACCATTGGTAGAGTCTGTGGCAATCGTTAATTCTGTTATGTAATTAGAACGACTTACGGTGTGTTTAACACTTCTGGTAAGCCAGTAACCATCAAACATTGAGTCATAGTTATTTAGTTTAATAACTGAACCTGGGACAGGGTCTGGGGTTCCTGTTATTACAGCAGTGGCGTTATATGGGTAATCTGTTTTCATAGCCGCCGTAACAAACCTATTGAGAGCCTCTAAAGATTGAACGTTTGTTGCGACTGTCTCTACATAGCGTGCTGGTACCACTTCTCCCAGTTTGGTAGAGACTGTGTCATCCGTAGATGCTGAGTGGATAACTCCACGTGAGTCCATTCCCACATATGTGTAATTACTAGATGATCCTTCTGGAGTACGGTCACCAAAGGTTCCTTTAAATTCCATGATCTTTCCTGAGGTGTACTCAAGATCTCCACCAGTACCACGCACTGTCATCAGTTCTACATATGGCATTTGACGGGAAATGATTTTATAAGGGTCGTACACATGTATGTGTGTGCCACTGGTAGTCATGTAATAACCAATGGAGTTACATGCTTCCTTCAAAAAAGCCCAATCTGATTTAGCATTTTGTAGAAGGCTCTTCCATGTAAAGAAATCAGAAGGAACCGAATACGAATAGTTGTATTTAGTAGCAAGTGTCTCAACCAGATGAGGCAATGTTATGTTTGACCAAACTTTATTTGTAGTTTGAGACATGTCATAACTAGCGCCAAAACAAACTGCCGTGGCAGTCTGGACTGGGCTGTTATTGATTAAGCCTTTACGACTATGCATCTCAGGTTCTATATATGTTATGTATCCATTAAAAGAACTGATTTGGGTAGGACTCAAGGATATAGAAATGTAAACAGGGGCACCCGTGTAATCAGTAATAGCCTTTGGAATAAGCCCAGTAAATATAATGGTAGCCATGTCATGCTGGTTTTCAGTGATCTCTAAAGTCACTGATTGAATAGACGTATAGTCCACGGCTACACCACTAATCAAAATAGTGACGTTGGGGGAGTTCGGAAAAGAACTTTTAAAGATCATGACGGAATTCTAAGTTGAGTTCCTACAGGGATTTCATTAGGGAATTTAACTTGCGGATTAAGGTTTGCAATTCTCCAATATTGAGTTGGATCATTGTAGATACGGGTAGCAATTAAATCAAAAGTGTCACCGTAACGACTTACGTAAGTTGTGTACCGTTCAGAAGCAACATCTTTAAGAACAGCCAACATTGTTGATGTTGTTTCATCTTTAGATGTTGTGTATCGGGAAGAAGAGTTAAGTGTCATGGTTATTTTATTCCTGTATTTTTATTGCTAGTAACTGCCGCTCCGTATTTACGGGACACTGTATCAGTTACTCCATTTTTAGTAGTTATTTTATTGTTATTAGCAGTTCTTCCACATATCTTAATCTCACCTCCAGGATAAACAAGGGTTGATGCATCTACTACTACACCCCCTGATGCAAATTCGCTGGTTTGGATAGACTTACCGCCAGGACCTTCAAGGTAATAACGGATTTGAAAAGTAACGTTAAATAAAGCCGAAGCACTTTGGTCTAGTGCTATTGTTGATTTTTGAGTAGTAAATTGGAAGGCAAGATCAACCCAAGGTTTAGTAGATATGCTTGAGTTAGCAATAGTGATCGGTTGTGAAGTACCGTTGTACACAGTTGACCCAACTGCATACCCTCCAGCAGAACCGCCTCCTGTTTGGCCTCTATACACAACTTGAATAGTTGCTTTAGCAGTTAACTTACCTGTTCCAGCCTTTGCCCATTCTTTTAATGTAGGAGTAGGGCGCATAGAAAGTGCTGTAAGGTTTCCCCCACTAATTAATAAGTCTTTTACGTTAAAAGATGATAATACTTTTGTTATATTGGTAGAGGACCTATACCCATTCTTTTCTACGAGTAAGTTACCTACTGATACAAGTTGTCCCTGTTCTCCAGCAACCGCATCGGCGTCAGCCTTCGCCTGCTTATCAAAGTCTTCGTATAGTTTTGTTAGGTATGTTTTAGGTTGAGCAAACCCAATGTACATAGCCGTCATATTGACGCTAATCGTGCACTGTGTAGGAACCATTGCATGGTTAAACTTATTAAACAAAACGCTTGTGTTTGTTACAAACCCTTCAACCATAAACAAAGAAGAAAACACAACACGAATAGGTTGTGCAATTAGAAAAGCAGAGTTTCCTAAGTTCGCTTCTAAATAGGTTTTGTAGATCGCTTCATCTGTTTCCAAAGACTTGTCGGTAGCGTCACTAGTTACGCCTTCACTGTTGTTGTACGCTTTTGCACTTGTAACAGCCTGTTTTGCAATTTGATCAATAATGTCGCTGTTAATACCTTGACCAATAAGTTGGTCAAAGACCATAAGGTCAGCAAGTACTCCAATGTCAGTTACCCATGATGGGTCGTATGCATCTAGGTTTAAACCAATGTCTGGGCGTGCACCCAACCCATTACTTCTATCTTTAAGTAAGTCAGCGTCTGACCTAACTTTTGTAATACCTGATTGTGTTCTATATGAAGATGACGCAATCTCTGCTTCACGGTTAAACATTAAATCAAAACCAAAGTTGGCATCACCTGGTGTTGGTTGTGTTAATTGAAAAGGGTCTTGGTTCATCCAATACTGGATATCATTTCGTGCAGAAACACTACGTGTTAAAGTATCTGGGTTAAACTGAAAGTTCAGGCGACGACTTGGTGACAGGCTTCCATTTACCGTTGTATATTCGTTTGTTAGCAAACGCATATAACCACGCTCTACAGGGTACGTACTTCCAGGACTTCCTAATACAGCATTCTTTTGAGAAGGCCCAGGCCAGATAAAGTCGGGGTTGCTTTTAGTGCTGTTTGTTACGTTTGGGTCAGCCGCTTCTATGTTGTAAAACTGGTTTCCAGCATAACGATTAGGGGGGTTTGCCATTAGAGGTTCCTCATAGCGGTTCGTTTAAGATCTTGAGTAATTAAGTTAGCGACTTCTTGAGCCGCACGCTTTGCGTCCGCAGTGTTACTTCCCGTTGACTGGATGTAGATATTTGGGGCGATAGTAACTCCCCCGCCTTGCACAACCGTTGTATTACCTCCACCACGTGACGGTGTTGTTGGGTCACCTGTGGTTGGTAAGTTCATGCTCTGAGCAATTTGTTTACTCTGCGCCATTTTGTCTGGGGCAATACCGTTCTTCCAGTCACCTTTAACATTCCAAGGTGAGAGGTTTCCTCCGCCATAGGTAATGCGGGCGGCTTTAACGTTAGTTTTTGGATCAAACAATTCACTATCGTCAGCAATACCAAAATACTTACGTCGGGCTTCCCCTAAGTTGCCTTTCATATTTATTTGGAACAAGCCATATGAGTCATCAACAGGACCTACGTTACGTACTGAAGGTATCCAACGTGATTCTCTATGGGAGATAGCAAGCATCTTCCAAATGTCTTCTTTTTTAAATCCACGATTCAATAGCATTTGTGCAATTGCACGGGGGTCCATGGCTTTGCCAGTTGTTACAGAACCAGATTGTTGTGTTGAGGTGCTGGCGGATCCAACGTTACGAGTACGGCGTCCTGTAGCCATACGACCGCCACCGCCGCCGCCACCTAGTTTCCTAGATCCAACTTTGAATGCTTCCATCTGAGCACTCATACCCATTTGTGAGTATGCGTTTACATTCCCAGAACCAGTTGAGTTGTACAAAGCATCGGATACTCCACCGTCGCTAGACGCTCCCTCAAAAGTTGCATTTGGATCCATACGTTCCGCACCAGCAATAGTTCCCCAAGGTGCCCCAGCCTTTTCATATTGACGACGGCTGTTAGGGAGTTCTGCTGGCTGTACGTGCCATGGTTCGTTGTTGACGTTGGCAAAAGTCTTCAAACCATACTTAGCGGCGTTTTCTTGCACCCAGTTAAGGTCACCAGTAAGGTCAGCCGCCAGTCCAATTTCGTGCATTGACATTCCTGGAGGAGCGGCGTCTGCAACACCTGAGTTCTTCTTCCAGTATGCGCCATCCCAAAATGTCCCAGTCTTGTCAGATGTGCGACTATACCGAGACAAGAACAAACTACGTTGTTGAGCACTAGAACGAAATCCTCCGCCAATCCCTACTTTTCCACCAGAGGCTTCAATCATCTGTTCAAGACGTTGTCTAAACTTATCGTTTAATCCAGAAGAACTTCCTGAAGTAACTTTACCTTTAGTAGCCGATGCACTTTTCTTACCGCTTGCTGTTTCAGTACCATCTCCAAGTAACAAACTTGCACCAAAAGCAGCAGTTCCAAGTGTTAATGGGGTTGCAGTACCACCGCTTAATACGGTACCAATACCAGAAGCGGCGATAATGCCAGCGCCTAAACCTTTCTTTAAAAGACTTCCACCAATTCTGGTTATTGGATTTCCACGACTAGAGATGCGAGCACCAGTAATTGCAGAAGTCAATTCTTGAATACGGGTGGTCAACTCAATCATCTTTTGCGTGTTGGTTTCCATTGACGCAAGGTTGTCTTTTTGACGGTTGTAGAACTTCTCGTCTTTTACTTCTTGTTTACGAGTTGTCTCTTGTTGCTGTGTGGCAAAGTTCTTTTCAATGCCCATGATTTCACGCTGGGATTTAAGTTCGGGGTTATACATCCCTTGATTGCCACCAGTTTTCTTTTGAAAAGTGACATTATCTTTAGCGTATTGAAGGACTGCATTTTGCATATCCTCAGGAAGACCCAACTGAGTCAGACGTGCACGGGCGGAAGAACCTTGTTGCATTGCACCAGCAAGGTAACGTTCATTTGTTAAGCCAGACCCACGAACAACTCCTTGGAACACCTCAGTCATGGAGCGTTGTTTACCACCAGGACCATACAAACCAGTTCCTAATGTCATGGTCATTCTGTTGTTGACCATTGGGTTAGCCAATGTTGTAAGCATTGAAGCAAAGTCTTGAGTGCTGTAGGAGTAACCTAAAGCAGCGCTAAGTCCTTGAATACTTCCTGCTTGTTTCTGGGCATTGATACCTGTCTGTGCTTGCAGACTTAATAATTGGTTTGTACCATCAGCACCAAGTCGGAATCCTTGAAGAGGTTTCCTATATTGATCATAATAACCTTGTTGACTTATTCCTTCGGTTTGTTGATAAAGAACAGCCAATTGGTCAGTCCGTAAGGCACGACCATACATCTGGTTAGTACGGTTATCAATTGCGTTAATACCTGCACCAATGGCTTGCATACCATATTGCGCAACTTGCGCCATGCCTGCTCCGCCACCTGTACCACTTGGAAAGGCGGCACCACGCATGTTGGAAAAGAAACCACTACCACTCCCACCCATCATTCCAGCCTGAGCAACAGGGCTAGAACCAGTCTTAGGTACTACAGAGGCTTTACTACTAGCAATAGCCTGTGAGACGGCGGTACCAGTGCTTGTAGTGCCGTTAGACGGTGCAGAAACGTTTAACCCCGCAGAACCACCTGTTACGCCTTGGAGAGCGTTAGAGAGGCTGTTAACCTTGCTGGTAGCCGATGTAGCAGCAGTCTCAACTGCTTTTATCTTGTCTTTAAGACTTTGAAAGCCTGTAATGAGTTTTGACATCTGGCTAAGGTCAACATTGAACTTGGCACGAAATTGAGCGAGTTCTCCACCAGACGTGGTGGATCCACCAAAGGGTCCATTCAAACTCTTTTCACCATCAGGTGGTGGTAGTGGTGCCATCGCTAGTCTCCAGACTTACGCCATTTACCCATAGACGACCAGTACTCTCTTTGGCGTACAGTCATGTTTTGTATATCAGCGAGCGTAAAGCCCTTGTAGACGGTGGCAATCAAATCGTATTCCCAGTATATATGAACTAGTTTAACCGAATAAAAGGGATGCCCAATCAAGCACGAAAACGATTGGTTCGTTGCACGTAGCGCATTGGGCATTCACCTCCCCTATCTCAGGCCCTGGCTGGTTCTGCATCAGGGCGTTTATAAGATTAGAGCGGTCTTGAATACCGAGGCTTTTAGCCCAGTGTTCTGCATTTTTAACATCGTCTGAGGACACACAACGAGCCAACATGATGGTGTTCTGTTCCGCTATGGACTTGGCTTTTTTAGAAACGTACTGGCTATCAGCGCCAGTAGGTAGACGGAAATTCACCGTCTCACCATTCTTTAAGGTAGCCGTAATTGGTTTGTAGACATCTACATCCATGTTCCTTTTATCAAACTTGTCAACAGGAACGGTGACATCATTGGACGCCGAGCATCCGTTACAAATCACTTGGTACTCACGGTTGCTTCCGTATGTAGCAATAACAATGCCCAAGAACAAGAGGTCACGGTCACCAATAATCAACTCGTCAATTATTGACGGGGTGCTTGCAATATCTACAGACCCAATACTAATAACGGCACGCTTGAGCAAGGTTGACATGTACTCTGCGTATACAAGGTTCTTATTATCTAAAGAAGCGAGAGCCTCTTCATCAAAACCATTTAGTTCACGAACGATTGCAGTGGTGTCCCAAGAATCCATGTCCTTGTTGTAGACGCCCTTAATCAACTCAACAACCGTATCGGGTGCTGGTTTGATTTCAGGGACGTCTCCGTCAAGGGCAGTATTAAGGGCGTCCGCTTGTTGCTTTAGATCCATTTAATGCTCCTATGTTGTGGAATTAACTTATACTACATCGTTTCAATATTGGCGATGTCTGCGTCACTCCAAGCAATAAAGAAGCCCTCGTGGTGTACGGTCATTGACTGAATCAAGATACCGTTGTCACCAGCGTTGAGGTCGGTCAAAGCGTAAGCGCCAGGCCATGCGTTGAAAAGTTTAAATGCAAACTTCACGTTACCTGGGGTAATGCTCTTGTTCTGGACGCCACCATCGTATTGGTAGTTCAGGCTTCCGCCACCATTAAGTTCTGAAGCGGTGTGTGGGTGGTCATAAACACGAACCACGATGTCACAACGGTAGTCTCCGTCACCCATTGCCAAACCAGTTGCGCCTGCGACGCCACCGCCTAGCCATGCGTGCATAAACTTCTGCCATGCCCATAGTTGGTCCTGACCAGCAAATGCTCCTCGTGCAAATGACACAGGAGCAAAGTCTGACTGAGCAACCATCTTGTGTGGGTGGGTGTTCATTCCGCCTTCACGGTAAGAGATAACTTCGTTAGTAACGGAGATACCACTCACTTGAGCAAAACCAAGATCACCAATAGCACTTAACTGGTTAGCGAGGTTACTGGCGTTTTGGTTTTTTGGATGGATGCTTACACGAAACTTAAAGTTTCTTAGCGGGTCTGTCCGCATAGTTGTTGCTGCAATTGCCATGTTCTATTTGCTCCTTGGATTAAAGGGTTGTAGCGGAGGAACCGCCAGCCCACTGTGTGAGGTTGATTACGACGAATTCTGCTGGATACTGCAATGCAACACCAATTTCAATGTTTACATTGCCATCTTCAATGGATTGTTGGGTGTTGTTTGATGCATCGCAGACGATGTAGAAGGCATTCGCTGGGTTTGCACCCTTGAGGTTGCCCTTAGCCCAGAAGTCAGTCAAGGTGCTTGAAAGAGCAACCTTGATGCGACCCCAGAGTCGTTCGTCGTTTGGCTCAAACACAGCAAATGCTGATTGGTTCTTGAGTGTTACACGCAAGAAGTTCAAGGTGCGACGGACAGTCACATACTTGTCTGGACGAGTCTTTGACAAGGTGCGTGCTCCGTTGATGATGGTTCCACCACCAGCAATGGTGCGGATACAGTTAACGTTGTTAACGTTGTACAATTCACCTTGATCTGCATCTGTAAGAGTTGCTACCAAGCCAAACACGTTTTGAAGATCCAAGAAGTATCCAGCAGGTGCTTTAGCAACCCCACGGAGGTTCTCCGAACGTACGTACGCTCCAGCAACTGCTCCACCTGGGTAGGTGTCACGGATAGCGGTTGGGCCGCTCTTTGCTGGGTCATACATCTTCAATGCTGGGAAGTAGGTTGCACCCCAACCACCATTAGTGGTGCTGTAGCCAAGAATTGCAGTTTGTTCTGTGCTCTTGGTTACTGCATCAATTGGGCAGTCAATGATTACGAAGGCGTCACCACGGGTAGCGGCGTATGCCAATGCTTGGTTGATACGAACGCTACCTGTCTGACCAACAAGGTTAACCAATAGCGGACCAGGTACGTTGTCCAAGTTGGTTACAGCAGTTGCCCATTCAATATCGGCGCTTACTGTGTTTGGTGCAGTTGCATCTGAACCAGTAACCAATGTCAAGGTCTTTGAATAAACTCCAGCAGTAATTCCTGAAACAGTAATTGTGGTGCTGGATGAAATTGTTGCAGGAGTTCCTACAATCTTTACATAAGAAGAATAAAGATCAAGAACGCTCTTTACATAACGACTTGAGGTTGGATCAAATGAAAGGTCTTGCCAACGCTCTACTTCAACCGTGGCACTACCTTGCACCAAGTTAACAGCCATTGAAAACAATGATGCTGAGTTAATCTTTGGTGTACCCGATGGGTCCGTCAAAGTGTTCTGATCAAATGACAAGGTTACTGAGAGGTTGTTACCCCAAGCACCGACAGTGTTTGCACCTACCGTAAAGATAGTGCTTGCGGCTGAAGCGCCAGTTACTGTTCCTTGAAAGGTAACAGCGGCGGCTACTGCGGTGGTGTCAATTACACGTGATACGTAGGCATCACGACCACCATTAGCAAAGTAATGGTAGACCGCATAACCTAGATCGTAGGTGCTGTTGATTTCACCGAAAGCAGACTTGTAGTCGCTCCATGAAGAAACCAACAAAGGCGTGGAAGGTCCACGTTCTGTTGTGCCTACGAATGCGGCGGCTGTTGTAGCGTTACGTACGCTAACGTTGCTAGTAAAGGGAGTCTCACGAACGTAGACTCCAGGAATGTCATATGCCATTGTTTACTCCTAAATCAGGGGTTACTTACAGGGATTTTCAAATTAATTAGTCTGTTCAATTGTAGTTGAAACAGTCGTTACTTTCTTGAGGCCGATTAGTGCAGACGTTGGAAGTTCCGACGTCATCTGAATTGTGTAGATCTTTCTAAAGATACGCTTCCTATACCCCGCCTCAGGGTCAAGAAGGTCAGCCGTTGACCAGTCCAGAAGGTCTAACCTTCGGGACTTATTGTCTGCGGAGACCACCAAAGACCCATAACGAAATGGGAATACTTGGGTGAGCATCTGGTTCACTAGTTGTCGGTCGTGTATGGCGCTTCTTGTAAACGTAGAAACTTGGTATAAAAGGTCTACAGGTAGAAACTCTGTAGTCCTGTATGAGTCAAAGCCGTTAATGTTTGGAGAACTGGCAGAAGAAGTGCTAGGCCAGTAGTCAAGATTATTAGGCTGTCCAGGGGAATTGGTGTCTAGGTATGACTCTGAATGTTGGCGGTTCTTGGCGTGCACCACATCAATTAGTTCAATTGTAATAAATGGGTAATGGCGCTCAGTTTCACCTTCTGGGTATCGGAAGAACACTTGTACTGGGCGCTCGGCGTCACGGTCGTCAGTAACCGTAAGACCTGATACCTGTAGTTTGATTGCCTCATCTTCAGCAAATAGGAAGCCAGTCTTCATAGCCCAAGCCCTTTTTTGATGTGGTTATTGACCCTGATCTCAAAAGATGAAGAGCGACGTTTAACCATTTTTCTAAAGATACCTTTAGGCGCATTCTGCAAGTCCCCATACTCAAGGGTCTTGACCTGTTGTGAGGCGTCACCACCTACTAAGAACATAAAAGATTGGTTCTCTTCGTTGTATTGGATACTAAAGTTATTTGCCAACTCTGGGTAGCCATCGGACTCAAGGCTCTTTTTAATTTCCTCAGTCTCCTCATTGATTGCTTTATTAATAGCATCAGTCAGTATTTGAGGAAGGCTTTCAGAAGCCAAAGCCATATAGGACAAGGGAGAAGGGGTTCCAGATACAAGGGGGCTAGAACTTGAGGGCAAAGACGATACGTAGCCAGTCATGGCACATCCTTAAGTTCTAGGCGTTGGACCTCTTAGCGCTCGCTAAGATTGATTTAAGTTTATCAAATACTGGGCAACGCTGTAGGCCATGGTAAGTTTTGGACACCCATTGCCGCTGGACCTGGGTCAAACGGCATTTCTTGGCTTACATAAACTTCAATACCTTCAACAACTACCATGACATCGTCACGAAGGCGCCCACGGACACGATATGTGGCAATGGAAAAGTAACGACCGTCATACAAGAACATATCGTTCAGGTGCTTTTGGTACTCAAACGGGTCAGTAACACCAGCACTTCTGAAGTCTTCAATAGACGCCACAAAGTTGGTAAGTTCTACAGGCTGACGACCTTCGGGGATGGCTCGCTTTTGGTCTTCAGTTTCGGTAATCATGAGGGTAGGTATGATTACACCGCTCTTGTACTTGCGACCACCAGACCCTACAATGCCTTCGTCGTATACGTCATCGTAGACAGAACCAGCGCTGGCTGGAGTGGTAGTTGGTAGGTACTCAAACCAAACTATTGATTCGCCGTAGTTCCTCGTGTATTCACGGTAGTGACGGCGTATCTGGGATAACTCACGTCTAATATCCATTAGAAGAACGAATTGTTGACATAGCCCTCTTGAGGTGCCATGTCAACATATACGTCCTCACGCAAGTTGTCAATTGGGGCTTCTTCCAATTGAATGACTTCTTTGTCAGGGTTCGGGAAGATACGTTCAGTTGGGCTGTAGTCGCCAAGTTCTTTAGCCCTGAACATAGGTACATAGCGGTTAGTCGTGCGGGATACACGGCGTAGATTAAATACTTCAATTCTGTCAACACCAATATTGAGAGAACGAGCCTGTGTCTCGTACTGGTTGCTCCAGTACTGCAAGAGGCTTTGGACCATGCGGAAGCGCTGGCTGGCAGGAATATGGATGGATTCTGAGGTCATTACGTCAATGTCACGGCTAAACTCAGACATCAAGGCACCGAGTGCTTCTACGATTGCACCAATACCAATGGTCTCAATAATTAATTTAGCCATGTTTTCTAGAGGTATATCAAGACTAAACGTGTGCTGATTGATTGCCTGTTTGGCGTAGAACTCTAGGTCTTTAGGGGAAACCCATTCATAGTAATAACCCTCAACCATGATCTTGGCGCCAGACGCAGGAGTGGTAGCAAAGCGCAAGATACCATTGCGGCTGTCCAATGAGTACTGTGTGGAAGTCAGTGCAGTAACTGAGGCCCCTACGTTTGTAGCAACCCAAAGGGTGTCAGCGTCAATGTTAGGGTTGCCTAACTCGTAGGTTCTGCCGACAGTGTCAAAGGAGACCTGAAAGAACTTAGGAAAGTCTCGGAGGTATGTCCGTGCTACTTCTGTGACTTCATCAAGGATCTGCTGGGAGTAGATTGACATGCTTACAGTTTACTTCAAATTACTGATCTCCTGAGCCAGCCCCAGGAACAGTGTCACGTGTTGGCTGGTTTACTTCTGGTTGTTGCTCTCGGTGGCGGTGTGTCATCGTTCCAAGAACCCTTGTTATATCTGCAACTGATCCAGTTGGCTTAGGAATAGGTCGTTCAAGAGTCATTTAAACCTCACGCTAGATAATCAAATTGGTCTACGTTTCTGCTCAAAAGAGCAGTCGTAGTAACTGGGGCAAGGATGATTCCATGTTTAGTGGATGTAACTGGTGATGCTGGGCTGTTTGTAAGGTTTACACTTGTTCCATTTCGTAGAGCCGTTGCTGAGATGGTTGATCCATTTGTGTTTACTTGTATAGAAGCAACATAAACAGGGGTGGTGTTATCTGCACCAAGAGCAACGGTAGCCACCGTTGAAATGGTTCCCGCATTGTTTCTGATCAACTTCATAGTATGTGTGTACGTAGTAATTGTTGAAGTAGTCCCAGTGGCATCGTAGTTACATGCGTAAGGGTTGCAATCGTATGGGTTACAGGCGTATGGGTTACAAGAAACATATGAAGTTACTGTCCCTGCGTAGTAATACCCTGGTATTTGACCAGAAGCAACAGCGTTATAACACTGCCCATTAAAAACGTACCCTCCGCCATCAATACAGGCTCTAGCCGAGAAGTTTTGAGATAAGGGAACAGACCCTCCGTAATAACAGGTACAGGTTGCAGTGTCTCCTACGCCTCCATAAGCGTCACAACTACATCCGCCAGAGTCATAACATCCGTAGTCGTAACCACCTAAACCACAGCCTTGATCAGACAGGTTTCCATTATTCACGCATGTACCAGTACTACAACAAGAACCGTAACAAGTTTGATAGCAGGTTTGGTAACAAGTCTTTAAACAGGTAGTTCCCGAAAGAGTGCCACCATTAGGGCATGTGTAAGTAGTTCCTGAAGTACTACCTTGGGTAACATCGGTTACAACAGCCCACCAGTTAGTGGCATTGGTAACCCAGAATGCCACACCAAAACCAGCACCATTCAAATCCCCAGTTGCTTTAATAGTTACGTTTGCTTTAGTGGCATCAAAACTAAGGAGTGGGTACGAAGATGTGGCTGTAGCGGTATACGCTTTGTTAGAAATAATCTGCCAGTCAGGGATGGTTTCAACCCATTCAACTTCTGCTGTAGCCATTGTGGTTGTGTTGGCACGATTGAACGTATCCGAAAACGGTGACACCCACCGTGAAGACTCAACGATTCCAGGAATCATGGCCTTATGCGATCAGGTTGCCGATAAGCACCCACGAGTTTGTTCCACGGTTAATGAGCGTTGCTCCTGCCCATTGACCCTTAAGAGTCTTGCGACCACTTTCAGCGTTTACAGTTACTCCACCAGCACCTTGAATAGTAATGGTGTTAGCAGTTGAGTTAATAGCCAAGAGGTCAATACGGTCACCATCAGTAAAGCCCGTTCCTGGAACTGTGACAGTCATGTTTGCCGCTGTTGGGTTGAACTCAAGTAACTTACCAAGGTCAGCAGTGGTAATGGTGTAGTTGTTAGAAGTAATGGTGGCAGTTGATCGTGTGGAGTTAAAACCTGCACGAGGTGCACCTGTTGCTAACTTGTCTACTGTGACAGAGCCATTTGTTAGTTGTGTGGTCCCCACAGACCCAGCACCAATGTTTGCTCCAGGAAGGTTGGTAAGTGATGCTCCAGAACCAACAAACGCTGTTGCTGTAATGGTTCCTGCGGTAAAGTTACCGCTTCCGTCACGTTGCACAAGAGTGCTCACTGTGTTAGCCGAAGCCATCGCTACGTATGTAGCAAGGTTGGTCCATGCGGATGCACCAGTCTTAACATAGACCTGTGATTGACCACTGTTGGAGTTTGTAGTGCTAGTGACAAAACTGTCACCAATAGAACCAGTTCCGTTTGCTGGCGTTCCAGAAGCAAGGCGAGCAGTATTTGAGGAGTCATACGCACGCTTATCTACAACTAACGCAGTGGTGTAGAGAGTGTTGAACGTATTCTTTACGTAGATTGCATACAAAGGAATTTGGGTGCTTGCAATGGTTGGGAATACTGGGTTCGTTGCACTAGCCGTCCCTTGAACAACAGCGTACTGAAAAGTACCTGAGTTGTTAAAAGCGACAATAAGGTCAAAGCGTGCATCTGTGCTTGTTGGTGCGGCAGGAATAATAACCGTGCTACCTGTAATAGAACCATAGGTTCCAGCGATCCGAACTTCGGTCGCACCAAGCACAACATTCAGATAAGCAGGCGTTGCGTTACCAGCGGCACTAGCAACTGAAGAGACATCTCCACCACTGACTACACCAGAACGATGATCCGCAATACTTGAAAAGTCAAGCGAGTCTGGTTCTGATTGATCTAATGAGGCGATTACTCCAGTTGCATAATCAGTTGCATTGGGAACTGTAAAGCCTGGCATTGCTTACCTCACAAGGTGTCGTAGATGTTTCCGCTTTTCTTCAAATAATTGTAGAGGTCACGAGGAATCGTGTAGCGGGTACCGTCTTCAAAATTAAACACTAACTGTCCCCAGAACATCGTCCACGTACCCTTAACACGGGCTGAGACTTCGTCACTGGATACTTCAAGCGGTTGTACTTCTACAACGGCTTCTTCTGACGCTGTATCAACAGCCTCAGCAAA